GACATTCCTGGGATTTTCATAGTGATCTAAAACTTTTTGAGAATATGACATATTTGCCGTTAAATACAGTTACCGAATGTATACATAAATGTGTCTGGTTTTAATATAACACTATAGGTACTAGAGTAAGCACTACCGATAATGTTGCGGGAATTGCAGGAGACACTCCATTAACAGCGGCTCTAGCACTAGTATATACAATCCGAGTAGTTGTGCTACCCTCAGTAAAAAACATAAGACTGATGTGACTATTTGATGTTGTAAAAGAAATAGGATAATTCCATCCAACTAGTACTGCACCGGGCAAACCCCCATGTGATGTTGGACACGTAATAGTTCCTGTGCTTCCAGGAATATCAACATTATCTTGTCTCAACCAAATATAACTTTGACTAACTTCATTTGTAGCAGTATTTTCTACCTGAACACTAAACTGTAAATTATATAGTCCTGGGTTAGATACACTAATTTCAGTATTACTATTACCCAAATTAACTCCAGCAGAAAAGTCTGTGATATTATATGATAACGCAACTGCGGTATTTGCACCAGACACCTGTGTATCAGATGAAGAAAATGCACCATAAAATGGAATAGGCAAATGTATTTTATCTCCACCTGGAGTAACGCCATTAGACAATCTCAATAAATCTTGTGATGTGTTTCCAGAAGGATTCCAAAAAAGTTCTCCCACATTTCCAATATAATTGTCAACGGCTGTGCCTCCCATATTGTTCGTGAATGATTTGTATGTAGTAGCCATTATCGTTGCCATCCTTTGATTACGTCAGGAGAGAAATTTGCATAACTGAATTGCATTCTGTCAACCAATTTGACAGCATTCCCCTTGATCTTATCGATAGCTACGTAGCCTTCGACACCAGTTACCTCATATCCCTTCTTAGTCAATAAGAAAGTGTTTAAGGTTTTAACTTCATCCATTTTTCTAATTAGAATCAGTTTAGCTTCTGCTAAGAGATTCATCATTGTGAAAATGTCTTCTAAATGTGATTTGTTTTTTGGTGAGAAGAATTTAAGAACTTTGCTTTTCTTAAGCATCTGAGTAGCACGACCACGTTCACCTTTGCCTTCAGCTTGTTTCTCGTAGTAGTCTTCTATGTATTGAATCAACTCGGCAACGTGTGTCTTGACGTTAGTGATTTTCAACTGCTGACGTACTTTTGAATTGTTGAATGTCTTGATTCTTTCAATCAAGTCTTCGTCTGTATTGATGTAGTTTAGTGTTGGTGCATCTAGCTTTCTGAATATCTTTCCTGCTTCAGATAGAATTGCTGTGACTTGGTCTGTCTCTGATTGTGTCAACGTAGCTTTGCCCGATACGTCTTGATAGACTGCACTTGTCATCCAAACGTTTGGTGTCTTTGTGAGTGTACTTAGAATGTCTTTGCCGAAGACTGCTGACATTGTTTCGAATGTATCGCCTTCGTAAAATGTGTGCCAGACAATCCCAATTTTAGCACGTTTTATCTCTCTAGCAAGATCACTTTCTGACGGTACTGCATAGACTAGGGTGTTTGGGTGAAACGTGACGTATGATTCACCTTCGATTGTTTCTGTCTTCAAGTCTGCTTGTGTGAATAACAAGTCACCTTGAATAACGCCTTTGATATTAATCTTAGGCAAATACATCAAACATGCTTTGAGTTTGTCTGCTAAGTCGCCAGATGTGTCCGCATCAACTTCTGCTGGAGTTTTGTATACTTTGGGATTTTTATTGAAGACACCCTTCTTCGCAACAAAGAATTTGCCGTCTGTTGGGTCTTGTCCTGCAAAGACTGCAGGCGCACCATCCCACTTGACTGAAATGTCAACTTTGTTTTTGGAATGTCCAGCAAGCATATCACGCACCGCTCTGAGTGCGTTTATGCTATCTCTAGTCCCTTCAACACCACCATTCAGAACATCGTCTTCCGCATGTTCCATGTGAGTGTTTTTCTTCTCAATAAGATATTCTTTAAATTTAAACATAATAGGTCTGTTGTGGCTATAGACCTATTTATAATTATCTTCGCATCAATGCCTGGTCTTTTGCGTCATCATCAGAGAAAATAGGGACTGCATTGCTTTTGTGTAGCGTACCAATGCCAATCATCTTGTCGCCAGTGTAAACTTTGCCATGAATCGGCTTAGTACAACTGTCACCAGCTGTTGCTAAACTTGGATAGTTAGGGGTTTCACGAACGTGTGCTTTTGGAGGCTTATATGCTTCTACAGTCTTAGGCTTCTTGAAACCTTTAGAGAATGAAGTGGTTGGCAAGTTATCTAGCCATTGTTGATACTCTGCAACTTTCTTTGCAGGAGTTTTTTTCTTCTTTGATTTTTGGTATGTGTAAATCAGCATAATTTATCTACATTCTGTCCAGGACGATTCATTCTACGATTCATTTCAATACGTGCTTGTTCCGACACTTCACGTAGATGTTTAACTCTACGTTCTTCTAAACGTAATTCATCAATTCTTCTATCGGTTCTGTTGAGAATAAGCTGGTCATACATCTTATTGTTGTATGCTCTAATGCTATCTACACTCATTTTAACACCAAGAATGCTAACATAATACTTTGCATGAAAAATCCAATGCCGTTTGACAACATGTATAACTTATCTTTCATTATAGCAGATCGAATGAAGAATAGCAACAAACCTGACCAAATTAGAATCACCATGCTTAATGGTGGTAATATGGTAGGTTCGCCTTGAATTGCTAAGTATGTTACTGGTACTGTAGAACCATGAATTAGAATCAATCCAATCCAACCGCAGATTTCTCCAAACTGACGTACAATCCAATTATACCATTCTGCAACTTTTATCATTTCAAATTTCTTTTTTAAGTAGTTTAAAGGTAGGTCTAAATTTTTGATAGAGTCCGACTTCACGTCCATATGCTTCAATCTCCCATAGTGATTCCCAATATTCATCGCCTTGGTATTGTTCTCGTTGGAACGTTACCATGTTTCCCTTTTCATGGAATTTTAATTCACCTTTAGCGTATTGCTTTACGTGAACCATCTCATGTGCAAGGCATTGTAAAACACGCTTGCCAAGTTTACTCCATTCAAGATTAATTACAAATTTTTTGTTGCTAGGCAATCCAAGACAATCATCTTTTGGAAATGCTTCGCCTAGTATTTTGTTTTTTGTGTAGAAATCTTTTATGATGTTTATGTCAATTTCTAACGAATCAGATAATCGTTCACTCATCAGACGACTAGCATAAAAATGCGTAGCCATCTTTAAGATTTTTCTTTCTTTTGGCGTTAATGCTACCCCTTTTGCTCTGAGAATAAGTTTCATGGCTTCTTTTCCTATCTTATGTTTATTGTAGCACCATTATAGCATCCTGTCAACACATATTTAGTGAAAAGACTGGTATTTCACACCATGAAATTAAACCTTTAGATTACCAAAATCTCGGTTTTTCTGCATTCGTTTGCCAAAACCAGACTTATCAAATACGGGTTTGTCCTCTTCAATCTGTCCACTGTCTGAAATGTTAGTTTGCGCTGACTCTTCTGCATCATACAGTTTCATTTTCGCTCTGTCAACACCAATCACAAAACGCTTGTTTGTTGTTGGATCGCTGTAACGATTCTTTAACTGCTTGACCATAATCTGATTCAAGTCTGCAAGTTCTTCGGTTGAAATCAAAGCAAACATCAAATCAGCAGTAGCAGGCAAACCAAAAGATTCTGAAGTATCTTCAAGTCCAACGTCAGAGTTTGTATAACCACTTCTCGTTGTTTGTGTAGCTGACACGACAGGTACTTTGTGTTCAACTGCAAGACCACGCAATTCTTCTGCAATAGCTTTGATGTATGTGTAAGAGTTAATAGAAGAACCCATCTTCATACGTGCGGAAGAACAAATATTCAAATAGTCAATGTAGATGATATCGGGAATGAATTGTCGTTTCAATTTCAATTCATTCAACAAATGTGCAAAGTGATTTACGTTTGCACTAGCGGTTGGATATTCTTTGATGATTAACTTGCCTTTAGTCTTCTCACGTAAAGATTCAACTTTCTTCAAGTATGTTTCTTTAGGCATACCAATCAATCTGTCGAGTTCAACGTTCATCAAGTTGGCATCGATACGTTCTGCAATACGTTCTTCAGCCATTTCCATTGTGATGTAGAGAACGTTCTTACCCATCGTTAGATTGGCTGCCGCACAATGACACATGAACAAAGATTTACCAACACCAGTACCAGCAAGAACAATGTTCAAAGATTTTTCTGCAAGGCCACCTTTAGTGATTCTATTCAGATAGTCGAGGTCGAATGGGATTCGTCTTTCAACTTTATGATAGAAGTCATATCGGGTTTCTGCATCATCAATAAAATCGTGACCAATGTGATTATCAAAAGAAACTGAAAGCGCATCTGCTAGAATTTTAGGGATTGAACCTTTATCAAGTTTCTCTGTTTTGCTTTTATCTTTATCATCCAGAATTTGAATACTCTGCATGATACCATTGTAGATAGCTTTTTCTTGGCAGAAATCTTCTGTTACATCAATCAGCCATTTAGTGTCTGATACTTCAGGATCAATTGTAATTGATTTGATAAGCGCAACAGTTTTCTTGTGTTGGTCATCAGTTAAGTTTACTCTCTTATCAATCTCAATGACCAACGCTTCTTTCGTTGGCATTGAGTTGTATTTGTTTACATAAGTTTGAATCTCATCGAACAAAAGTTTTTCTGATGGTTCTTGAAAATATTCACCTTTAATAAATGGTAATGTTTTTCGTGTATACTCTTCATCCAGTAATAGGTGTTTGAGTATTTTTTGTTCCAAGTTCATTCTTATACCTTTTCTCTGCTTCGTCTAATGCATGTTTCAGCAAGTCATTTAAAACCTCACCAAGATATGATTCAAATACATCATTACCTTTGAGTGCTTTGTGTTCTTCACTTATTATATCATAGTTGAAGCCAATTGAATAGGTTCCGTCAGGGTTTTCTTCATCGGCAAAATTAATTTCACCAAAATGAAATATTGTTCCTTTAAAATCACCATCAGTAATTCTAATTGTTGCGACAACATCTTTATCTTTGTATCTGATATCGCTTTCGGTGATTTCGTAAGTTTCTTCAATCTTCACTTGTCAACTCCAATTCTTCTTCATCGACAACGCCCTCAATTGCATCTTGACCATACAAGAATTCTTTCTTACATGCTTCATCAATTAATGCTAAGATATCGGGTGTGAAATACTTTTCTGGCTCTTCGTTGATGTTCTTGCCAAATACTTTAGTGCCATTAGCAAGTTCATATCGTGTAGACACTTTCTTGATGATGCCATACTTCTCTGCAATTTCAAGCAAGCCAAAGTATCTATCAAGACCTGTGCTGTATGTAATCTTCACTTCAACTTGAGAATTCTCTTTTGTCAAACGTGACTTCTGCAACTTGCAACGAACGATGTTACCGACAACTGCTGTGCCGTCTTTGTCTTTACGCTTAGACAAGTAAACGATTGTTGATGCTGTGTATTTCAAGCCAGAACCACCAGACATTTCTTTAGTTGGAACGTATGCACCAACAACATCATAAACGTGATTCGTTACAAGCAAAGGCACACCAATCTTAGCAAGTTTCAAATTCAATACACGAAATGTTGCTTTGAGAATTTGACTCTTGGTCATATCTTTTGTTTCTTTACCTTCAGCAGTATCTTCCATTTCTTTTGTAGAAGACAACTGACCAAGTGAATCAAGAACCATCATCATTGGCTTACGTTTTGATTCTGCTTGTGCTTGATACTTTTCTATGATTTGCAATGCAGTATGGCGAAACTTTTGAATCGTATCTGGCTCAGAGATAACAACTCGCTTAGTATCTACACCACGTGACTCCATCATATGTTTTGTGACAGCGGCTTCAGTATCAAAGTAGATAACACCGCCTTCAGGATTTGCATCAAGGAATTGTTTGACAATACCAAGCACAAAGAATGTTTTACCAGTTGAAGATTCACCAGCGAATGCAGTCACTTTGTTATTGGGTACACCACCATAGATGCTACCCGATAGAACAGCATTCAATGCATACGAACCCGTATCAATACAACCACTATACTCAGCCGATGCGCCACCATCAGATAAAATCTTTGTGTCTTCGTCTTTCAACTGATCCACTAAATCTGTAAAAAAATTGCTCATAAATTATCTCTCCATAAAAACATAGTATAACATAAAATCATCCTCTAGTCAATGACAGCACTTTATCAATTTGTTCTTGAATCTTTGCGGTACGATTAGGCCAGTAGATGTATTCTTTTTCGGGGTTCTTCATCAAGTTAACTAGCAATGGCATAATTAACTGTTCTAGCGTTTTAAGATTTGCTTTTACGTCAGCTTCCATCTTATCACGTTCTGTATCTAGTCCAAGTTTGCCATCATTGTATAATGCAAGCACTTGATCTAGTTTATCTTCAACTCTCTGTAGAGATTCTGAAGATTGTGTTATTGTTTCACGTACAATAATTGTTTCTTCTAGTGTGTTTGGGTCAACTGTTCTATTAACTTCCGATTCGTCAATTGCACTAAAGCCAAAATCATCTTGTTGTCTGAATGCAAGATACTCTGCGGGTATTGTTCTTGTTGTCATGCGAAAAAATTCTCCAATGAAGAAACACGTTCAGTTCTCCAACCGATTGTGTTTACGATTGTTTTTAATGGATCAAGATATGCTTTATCGAACTGCGTATCGTAGTCGATATATTTTTCTACGCCAAACTCTTTAGGCAAGACAGTCAGAATAGAAAATACATTCTCTTGAACTGGATTTGGAACTTTCATGTAACAGAATTTAGTCTTATCGCCATCCTGAATAAGTTGATACTTCTTAGTCAGTTTATACTTTTTCAGAAACGCATTAAACATTATCGCACCACGCACATGCATAGGTGTGCCCTTTGAATATAGTTCCGAACTACTCATGTATTTAGATAGATCACTAACACCTCGTGGGAATGCAATGTCTTCAAATGGAAGAGTTTTGAATTCTTGTTTGAACGCTTCAACAAAAGTTTGAAACTCTGTTTCATTACCATTCATCACAATCTTCAGAGACTCTTTAATTTTATCACGACACGACATTGGTGTAGAAGACTTGACAGCTTCAATACCCATCATCTTTAGTTTTGGTTCTGCAAAACGAACACCTTCAGAATCATATACGTTTAGAATGTAACGCTTCTTTGCAGTCCAGATGCCTTTGTTGGCAATCACTTCACGCTTCATCTGCATTTTCTGCTCGAATGAATTCATGTAGTCTGCTAGTTCTTGGTATGACTTGTCGATGAATGGTTCAAACTTTTCGGTACACGCTTTGTCAACGAAATCAACAATCGTTTCAATTTTCGTTTCACTCTTCGATCCGTAGACCATATGTACCAGCGGACCAAGATTGACGTATACAGAGTCCGTATCCGATGCGATAACATAATCAATATCCTTAGTTTTCAATAGTTTGTTTAGATAACCATTTAACTTCTTTTCGATCCAGCGAATGGCAAGTTGACCAGACAAAGTAATTGCTTCTGCTTGTCTAGTATCAAAGAATCTAA